ATTTTCAATACCATCAGAAATCATTTCATCTCGGTAAGTATAGCTGATGAAGTTTGGTTTATGTGATAGCCCTTCGGCAATCTTCATCCAACATTCCCCAATGTAGTTTGGTATAGGTTCATTGGGATTGGTTTCTTTCCGTTTCTTGTATTCTACCAATGCCTTTAAGAAATCGGCATTATTGATATAGTGTCTTCTACTCATTTTCATTATTACCATAATTTAGTATTGACAAGGGGCTTGACAAGATGTTACAGTCCGCGGTGTCAAGAATGATTATAACTTCTATTAATGTTTAGTCATCTCCGATGTCTCTAACTCATTAAAAGCTTCCATAAGAACCTTAGTCAAGGTACCTTCTTCAACCGAACCATCTTCCAAGTCTTCTCTCATTTGCATGAGTTCTTTGATCTTGATTACCGAATTGCTGTAGTATTCTGCAAAGCTTTCAGTAGGAGAAATCATGCACAGTACTTCTGATTCAGAAATAACCATTTCATTCTTTTTGATCAACTGAACAGGTAGATAATGAGACATTGCAATATGCATATTTTCACCTTTCTGCATCAGTTCAAAGTACATAGGCTCAGAAAAAACCAATCTACCGTGTCCTATTTCTTCAACCTGTGCAACAAGGTCTTCACCGTTTCTAAGTCTTACAACTTTGATGTTATTCATTTCTTTAGTCCTATATTGTAAGTTTTGAACGGAAACTTCTCTTCAGTATATATCTTCACTCTTTCGATGAAGTGTTGGAGTGTGAAATTGATGTGTTTGCCGACTCTGAGGTCATCTGCGATGTCATAGAGCGTTGCAACTTCCTTTCCATCCATTTTTCGTAAACCTCGTCCAATAGATTGAAGATTGCGAACTCGTGACTTTGACGGAGATGCGAAGATAATATTATGCAAATTCCTAATATTAATTCCAGTGCTAAAAGTCCCAAAACTAGCCACAACAATAGCATCATTTTCAGTCTCCATTATCTTCCGTATGTTTTCACGATCTTCTGTTTCCGTACCACCATGCACAAAGAAGACTTTTCTATTGCCAAGCTTCTCCGTACTCTGTATCATATTGTACAATATTTTACCGTGTTTTTCAACCATTTGATAGAGAACCAGAGTGTTTTTATTCATGCTTACCGCTAGATTTTTGATGAACTTGTTTCTAGGTTCGCATGCTATCAAATATTGAATTTCATCTGCGTAGGTCTTCTTTTTCAAATCTTCTGCCACATCTTCTGGATGCTTTAGTACCAGACATTTGATGTTAAAAGATGCAAGTTGTTTGTTATCAATCAATTCTTTTGTGGTGATAACCTTCTTCACTGGACCGAACAGACCTTCCAGTACCAACTTGTGCGTTTTGGTACCATCAAGTGTACCTGTCAACCCTATTCTGTATTTGGTGTTGATGCAAGAAGTCATTATAGTTGCCAAAGATTGTGCTTTGAACAGGTGTGCTTCGTCGCCTATGATGTAATCAAACTGTTCAAAGTATTCTTTGGGTAACTGATATAGAGATTGCCATGTAGAAATTATTACTGGTTTTCCAGAAACTTTTTCTTTTCCCTGGTATATTTTGTGTACATTTTCTGAAACATCGAAACCATTTTTGTTTGAATAGTCTGCAAAGTCTGAGTATAGCTGTTCGACAAGGGATGTAGTTGGTACAATTATCAACCCTTTCAAATTCTGATAGTCAATAAATTGTCTGACCAACATGTAGATAATTAAAGACTTACCTGAGGCGGTTGGAGAGAGCAGGAGCGCACGCCTTGACTGCATTGCATGACACAGTGCGTCTAGTTGATACTCCCTAGCTTCTATGTCTCTTCCTGCTGATTGTAAAGAAAGATTACGCATGAATTTGGTTGCATGATACATTGAGAACTCATCTTCAATATCAATACCATCAAATTCGACCTCATATTGTCTAGAATCTGCAAACTCTTTGATATATTCTTTTAGACCAAGATATATCTGATTAGTTCTCAGGTCCAACAATCTTATTTTGCCATCCCATATTCTATTGCGGAATGCTGGAGTGAACTGGTGACCTGGAACAAAGAAGGTAAAGAACTCCGACATTTCTTGTAGTATATGTCTCTCACATTCTACTTTCGCGTAAACCTCATTCTTTTTGGTAATCTTTATCATTGTCCACCAATAAATCTTTCCCAGTCAATATATGACCTTAATTGCCAGGTTCTTTGTTTCAATTCGGCTATGATATATTCTATCGCTTTGACAATCTCGTCATGGTAGAATTTCTTTTCCTGCAATCTGATCATATCATCATCAGATTCAAGATATGTTGGAATATCTGATTTGAGTTTGAAACCAAAAGGTTCCCAACCATTCTTATCTAAGTCTTCCTGACTCATTTTGCCAGAATAATATTCCCACTTCAATTTCTTCATTCGAAGTAGTTCTGAATCAGCTTTCTTTGCTGACATTTTGTGTTTCAGCAATGCTTTAAGGTACTTGCTGTGTAGCAAAGGTGTTCGTATCAGTTCTTTGCTAGGTTCAGTTTGGTCAATCTTTGAATCAGATTCCCACTGTTCCAATACTTTATCAAGGGTGTCCATAATGTATCCATAATTTTAAGCAGAAGTTATTTCAAAGTATTCGTATCTAAATGAAGCGGTAGCGGTAAGAATCGTATCTGCGGACTGTTGAGTATCAAAGTTTATGTCCGTCAACGATACGGGAAACATCCTATGAAAGTTTATTCTTAATGCTGGATTATTTAGTGCAGTCATCACCGTCAAGTTTGCATCTGAGTAATAGCTGATTTTTGAACTGTTGGTATTTTGTAGTGTGTTGTAGTTCACTCTTTCTTCAAAGCTTTTGGGTGATGCTATAGCCAATAGCCACTTGTACAGTTCATTCCAAGATTGCAAATATTCATCTATAATAAAAGTTACATTGAATTCATTATAGCTTAATTTGGTGCCCGCCAATGGAACATCTAGTAGAGGTGTAGGAAATGTTGCAGTGTCCAAAGAGGTGCCTGGAACATTTGCTTCTTGACAAAAATACTGAACTGTTGGCAATCTATTGAATGCCAATATGAACTTACTGGGTTGTAGAAAATTGGTACTAGTAGGTGTTCTATTCAACGCGGTCATGTAGTTTTCTTTTTACCATTTCTTTTATAAGGTTTTTTCTTTGGAGCCTGTGCGACAGATTTATCTGGTGCAACTTCAACTACTGGTGGCACTTCGGGTGCTTTTTCAATTACAGGTGACGCTTCTTCTTTTGCAACCACTACAGGTGCAACAGGTTCAATAACAGGTTCTTCTTGTTTTTTAGAAAATAACGATTTGATGTATTTGATGACCATGTTCACTCCTCGGTTTTATTGTATATTTATGTCACCATAAAAAAAGAGGGAGCCGAAGCTCCCTCTTAAAGTACCGTTCTTAGTGACGGCTTGTTACATCAGGTTCTTTACTGCAAACAGGCGATAGTAAACATTTGACTGTGAATCAAGTTTACCTGCACCTTGTGTCAGACCTTCAGCAAATGGGTTTGCTACCATGCCGTAACGGGTCTTGAAACCAATCTTTGGCTGGAAGGTGAACTGATCAACTGCACGAACCATTTGCAATGGAACATATGGGCAATAGAACAGGCCAGCATCATAAGGTGAAGAACCCTTATAACCGATTGTTACCAATTCTTGGTTGCTTGTGTAACCACCATAGTATGGATCGATGTACACTTTGATACGACCATGCAACATACCAGCGAAGGTATTGCCAGTGTCATCAACTTGCAAATCTGCTGATAGAGCAGGGGTATATGAAAGAACACCAGCCATTGCCATTGCTGAAGCAACATCTGATGAAACGATCAATACATTACCCTTACCACGACGGGTTTGTTTTGCAATAACATTAGCATCACGCTCGATCTGGAAAATCAGACCTTTGAAACGCTCAACTGACCAACGACCGTTTGAATCGGTATCCAAGTCGAAGTAACCAGCATTGGTTGTGCCATACTGAGCACCAATCTTAGCTACGTTATAGATGGTACGGATAACTTCACGGTTGATTTCGGCTAGAATTTCTGTTGACAGAATGTTGCTCAGTTCTGTCTCAGCATCAAGACCATGAATCGCTTTCAAGTCTTGTGCAAGTTCTAGTGAGTACTCAGCCTTCAATGCACGGCTCTGAGCAGTAACAGTTACTTTCTCAATGCTGAATGCCATTTGCTGGAACTGAAGTGCTGGGCTATCTGCACCAAGAAGTTCAGCAGTGCTTGTTGGCATCGCAATACCAGTAGTGGTATTTGATGAACCTGAAGCATTAACTTGAGTGTTGGCATTGGTATCTGAAGTATTTGTACCTGTGAAACCGTATGGGTTTGCAGAAGAGTTAACACCAGAGAAGATGGTGTTAGCTTCGTTGTAGAATGCTTCAGGATTGGTGTTTGCTTGACCTGTGTAACGGGCGCGCATCGCAAAGATCAGGCCTGTAGGACCTGTCATTGGCTGAACACCAGCAACATCATAAGCAATCAGGTTAGGCAATGAACGACGAACCAATGAAATCAAGATTGGGTCAAAGTTCTGTACACCACCAGCAACGTTTGTAGGACCTGCATCTGAAACTTCGTTCAGCATCTGTGCGCGGTCTTGACGCATTGCTTGGTGTTGATTTTCCAATACAAGAGCAGTAACAGCCTTCTTGTATGGATCTTTAATGGCTTCCAGTTCTGGATGATCCAAAACCTTTTCCCATTTTTCTTGCAATTGTTCTGTCATAAACATGTGAAAAACTCCTTTTTTAGAGACTTGTTTTTATTTATTTCTTTACTGATTTTGAAATTACACTAACGTATTGTTCCATCAGAGGATCTTTAACGCCAGTTGAAACTCTTTCTTCCTCGATGAGAACTTCATCATCTAATGCAGAATTATCTGCAACTACTACGCTAGACTTGAAATATGATTCTTTCAGAGTTTCTAGCTTATTTGCAAATTCACCTTCAGTAGTAAATTCTACACCCTCTGCGAGTGACTTTAGCTTTTCTACTTGGGTTTGCGACAGGCCTTCACACGCTGTGTAGATTGCCTCAAATTTCTTTTGCTCGTTGATTTCTTTACGCATTTCAATGCCGCGGGAAATTTGTTCGTTGAGTTCTTCTTCCAACTCATCGATACGACCAGCCATTTCTTCTACCACATCAACTCTATCTTCTGGAATGTCAATGTAGTGTTCAACGAATAGATTACGAAGACCTTCAATGAATTCTTCTGCAATCTCGTTCTTTAGACCAGATTCAACAGCCAATTCATTTTCTTCCATCCACTCTTCAACAACATAGTTCAGATAGTCATCAACCTTTGATGCAAGTTCTTCTTTGATCTGGTCAACGGCTTCTTCAAATTGTTGTACTAGGTCTTGTTCTACTTGTTCTACGATTGTTTCCAAACGCGAAACAACGGCAGCTTCAAAAATAACAGTTGCTTTACGAACAAAATCTTCTGAAAGATTCTCACCTTCCATCAATGCATTGATATCATCTGACATATCCAGACCTTCTGCATATGATTGGAATGTTGCACCAGGATTCTTTTGGAATGTCTGTGGTGCCAAGTGTGATGCTCTACGATCACGAATTGCTTCGTATTCGTTTGCTGAAGCTTGTTGAGTATGCACCAAATCTTTACGACCCATTGTTTCTTGTGGTGAAGGTGCATATGAGCGTTCTTTGCTCAAACGCGGCATTGGCTCAGAACCAACTGGAGGTGTTGCACCAGGAGGTGTTGCAGTAGGTGTACCTTTTAGATAATCAGGCAAATGATCATCTTCTTTTTCCGGTGCATTTCCAACTAGACCGGCTTCTTTTTCGCCATAAGCAACAGAAGCGTTTAGCTTATCTTGCCCAACGGCACCTTTCTTATGTGCATCTCCGCCGCGCATACCTTGTTTTGCTGAAATGTTTGCATCAAAGGTTTCTCTTGCACCTTCAAGAATTGCAGTAGCGGCTTCTGATAGTTTTAGTTTGTTCATCTAAAAAATCTCCTTGATTTTATATCTTTATTTATTATTACAATTTTTTTAAGAAGTTTTCAAATATGCGTAAACTTACTGCTTCGATTTCCGCTTTGTTGGCCTTCTTGATATCTCTTCTAGCCGCAGCGTGATCAAACTCAGTCCATACACCATTTACTAACATCCATTCTTTACCTTCCATTATACCTTGAACGAATGCTCCAGGTGCAGAAGGGTCTGCTACAATATCCGCCGCTGTGGCAAGATAAAAATCGGATTGAACAACATTAACACCGTTAACATTCTTCAATGATCCCATGCCTCTTGATGAAACACCAAGCTGCGCGCCACCCTCAATAAGTTGTCTAGCAATATTACCCATAGGTGTTTCTAGTATTTTTGCTTTGCCAATCCATTGAGTTCCATCTTCTCGGAGACTGACAATCATATGTGACACACGATCCAGATTGATGGTTGGTGTGTCAGGATGTCCCAATTCTCCAAATGCTCTATGCTTATTGATATATTCTTCGCTATAACGATGAACTTCTTTTTTCATCGTATTGTATTCGTATAGACGACCGTTTCGGTTTTTCTTTTCTGCAACTAAAAAAGGACCTTCAATATAAAGTTCTTTTTTACCAGATGATTCTTCTGTAAGATAAGAAACGGTTTCATTGATTTCTTTAATCAGCTTCATGGAGTTACTCCATAAGGTTTGTAGTTGAATGCAGCAGGATCATTGAATTGACCACGCTGGTAGTATTGATTGTCTTTACGCAATTCTACAATCAATGTATAAGCACAATTTGCACCTAGACCATAAGTGTATACACCAATATCTCCTGTTGGATTTGGTGCATTATTTTTCAATGATACAACGCCCTGATCTTCAGAGTATTCTCCACAAAGATCCATATTCATAATAGGCACACTTTGTGCTGTATTTGCCGCTGTCCATGTCAATTCAACATAACCTTTTTGTTGTGATGCAATGTTGTAACCAATTCTTGAAACGGATAAACCGTAGAATGGTAATGCTGTATTGCTGACACTCAGACCAGAATAAAGAGGAACGCCATTTGCATCAAGAGCACCATATAAAGTATTTGCTTGGATTCTATAGTTGTTAGACTCTTGACCAGAACCATCAAAATTTGCAGTTAACTTGATAACTGTTTTTTCTGTGGTATCTCTTAAAACTTGATATGTATAAATGTTTGCCATAAGTTTTCCTAGTATTAAGGTGTGACGCCATATGGCTTGTAGTTGAATGCTGCTGGATCTTGGAACTGACCACGCGAGAACATTTGGTTATTCTTACGAAGAGTTACAATCAGTGTATAAGCACAGTTTGCTACAGCACCTGTAGTCATTACACCGATATCTCCGTTACCAATGGTATTAGCTGCACCTGTACCAGAATTATTCATAATAGCAGGTAATTGTTCACCTAAACCAAATTCACCTTGTAGGTTCAAATGAAAAATAGTTGCTGAATTTGCATATTGTGCCGCAGTTGTTGAACCAGCACCATTCCAATATAATTCTACTCCACCAACATTTGTTGTTGGAAAGTTCACATAGTATTTTACACCTGTAACTTGTATATCATACAAAGAAAGAAAAGTATTACTTACACTTAAAGCAGTATGTAACGGAACACCATTTGCATCTAATGCAAATGAAAGACTATTAGCTTGGATTCGTGATCCATTCGCTTCTTGTCCAGACCCGTCAAAGACACCTGTCAGCTTGATAACTGAATCTGTATTGGTATCTCTGAGTATCTGATATGTAAATTTATTAGACATTTATGATGTTCCGTTATAACAATTAGTTATTTATCACTTGTTTAGAAGTTTTGAACCTTTGCCTGAAAGACCTGAAATTCTTGTTTTTCTTGTCTTTTTGACTTTCATAGTGTCGTCATCATCTTCTTCTGGTTCCGACTTTTGTGCAGTACCACCATAACTTGTGCCGGCGTGTGTAGTGGCGGCGCTAACTGATGAAGCTGGTTTCTTTTTCATTTTGCCCATAAGCATTGCAACTGCTTTTGCTTCTTTTTCTTTTTCGGCAAAATTAGGTGACATCTTGTGAACATACTTTGCTTCATCAAGCTGCTCATCTTCCTTCAGAGCATTCTTCTTTACCATTTTCTTGACAAGTGCTTTATCTTCCTTCTCGTCATCGTGTTCTTCTTCCTCTTCTTCTTCTCTTACCACTTCTTCTTGAGTGATCAGACCATGAGCAATTTCATGCTTTTTTGCTTCAATGGCTGACATTACTCTGTCGTGAAGAGTTGCATATAGTTGCTGACGAAACTCTACACCATCTTCGTCCAATGAGTAATCGATAAGTTTTCTTGTGTCCATCTTTTTCTCCTTACGCAATTATGGTGCGTTTTACTATACCTAAAACTGGTTTATAAGATTCGTTTTTTGGATTTTTTTCTTTGCTTTGATCCAACTTTATATCTAGGTCGTTTTGATGCTCACTTTGATCCATTTGAATTTGACTCATCATCTGCTGTTGAGCAACACTGTTGGTAACTTCCACAGGTAATCCAAATCCTGCTTCTTTCTCTTCTTCCATTTCTTGTTGCATTACTTTGATTTCATCATCATTCAATCTCAGCACATTTCTCTGAATGTATGCTTGAGAGAAATATCTACCTGTATACGCATCAACTTGCTGAAGAAGGGACAATCTTTCTTTCATTAACTCAGCTTCTTTTAATTCACTGAAGTTGTTGTCTTTGATGAAATCGTAGTGAATATGTTCCTTAAATTCTTTCCACTCATCTTCGGTACAAATACCTTTAAGAACACATTGGACACGCATGCATTGATCGAAAAGATCAGAGAATTTATTACGAAGTCTTTCCACAAATTTGAAAAATTTCAATTCGTCTCTGGTAATTTCACCAACACGACCTAGAGAGAAACCACTGCTGTTTGGATCTAATCTAGAAATTGGAACATTCAATGATTTGTACAGTTTCTTTTCGAAGTACTTTACATCTTCGAGTTCACCCAAGTTCTGACCACCAGGTAATGTGGTAATTTCTGTGCCCTTACCACCTTCTCTTCGTGGTAACCAGAAGTCTTCCATCATAGACAGGAATTTACGATCATCACGGACTTCGCCAGTGTTTGCATCGTATACCAGTTTGTTCTTGTACTTTACCATGATATCGCGCAGATATTGCTCTGCCTTGAGTTTAGGCAAGTTACCCACATCAATATAGAAGATTCTTCTTTCTGGTGCTCTTGAGATACGGTAGATAACCGTAGCATCCTCAATCATACGCAATTGGTTAAGCGGTTTGATGGCTTTGTGTAGATATGACAGCACAACAGCGCGGCGCGAATCCATAAGCCCGGATACGACGGAAACGACAGAATCCGTAGTGATTCTAGTGCCGACAGGACCGTAATTTGTTGATGAGCCTGTGGTAACTTTGTCGTTGTAGATGTAGTATTCATTGACCACATTCATAACTTCAACACCAGTTCTTTCATCTTTTTGTTTCTTGACTTCACGAATCTTACGCATCTTTCGTGGGTCAATATAACGCAATTCTTTGACCCCTTGAGTGGGGTTTTCTCTATCAATGATGATATGGTAGTAAAGCTTTCCGTCTATGTAATATCTACGGAAGATATCTTGCGCCATGTTCTTGTAATTCAACAGACGCAAGATGGTATTGAATTCTTCTTTTAGTGCTTTCTTGATCTTTTCTGGTTGATTCAGATCATCGAGAATCAATTGAATGATCTTACCATCATCATCTTGAACGATAGCTTCATTAACAATATCATCTATTGCTGATTCAATCTCTGGCTGCATTGCCATTTCACGATAACGCGAAATGAGTTCTACTTCATTTTTTGCAGTGCCATCAAGATCAACATAAGTGCCATAATATGCAGCAGATGTTATTGTTAATGCGCCATCATCGTTACTCGGCGGCGAGAACGATTGTTGCGTGGCTTGTTGTTCCTCATTCCCCTGTCTGGAGATTGTGAAACCAAAGAGTGAAAATTTATTTGCCATCTATTTTTATATCCGTTTCAAGAAAACATGATGGGGAAAGCCGAAGCTTTCCCCGCATAGCGATATATTAGGTAGTTGAATTTGTATTTGTCCAGTATTGGAATGTGAATGTAACACTAAATTCTTCGATAGCATTATTTGATTCCCAATTCAAATCAATAGGTGTCAGATCAACAGGGAATAGACCAACAATATTATATTGTTGAATCACTGTACCGTCTTTACCATATTGATAAACAAATGC